ACATTTTAGTGATAGCGCAAACGAAGAGATTATAATCAATAAATATAATTCTAATGTCAGTTTAATTTTTGAAACAGGCAATATTTCAGCAGTTGATTCTGGTGGTGATTCTGCAGGATCTGGCGGCGGTGGAAGTGGTAGCCCAACAAACGTACAAAGGTGGATAGCGTAATGTCACTTAATAGAACACTTGCAGGACTTATCGATACGTCGGGCGATGTTAAATCGACTAGTTTGGATAACGTTGGTGGTGGTGTAACCACTTACGATTCTGCTGGATTATTACCATATTCCGGTATTGATTCTGGAAGTTTAGCATATATCGGTAACATAAAAAGAATATACACTTGGACGGGTAATGAATGGTATGAAATTGAAAGTCTGAATAATACCAATCCTTCAATTACTCTTGCTGATACCTACACATTTGATAGCAGTAATGCACCAGATCTTACAATCGATGTTCAATTGACGGATCCACAGCTTTTGGATATGTATCTAGATACAGTTACATTTGTTCCTTCAAATGTTGTTGATAGTGCAATTACTGTAAGCCAGGATTCAGATGCCGGTACTGTTACCATCGGTTTACAAAGTGGTGGTACAATAAGAAACTTTAAAGGCATTTTTACAGCATTTGAAAAAGGTGGGGTTAGAAGCGTAATTGATTCAGCTGATTTTGTAATTGATAGAGTTGCTATTCTTGGACTTTCGAAAAGCGTAAACTCTGTTAATGAAGGTGATTCATTCACAATTACTGCTACTACCAGAGGTATTTCTGATAGTGGAAATCTAAATTATTCTATTACAGGCATTTCTGATAGCGATTTATCCTCAGGTTCATTAAACGGCATTATTGTAATTAATCAAGACAGCGGATCCGTTTCATTTACTACTGCAATAGATGCTCTAAATGATTCTGAAAACGCAACTATTATAGTAACAACTGATGAAAATGACAGCGCTCAGCTAGTGATGCCTATCAATAATACTTCGGTCTCAACTCCAATGGAAGTTCTAGTTGTCGGTGGCGGTGGTTCTGGTGGATCTCGCGGCGGCGCCGGTGGAGGGGGTGCCGGTGAAGTTGTAGATTTACAATCATCAGCAGGATTTACTCTAAATCCTGGAGTATATACAGTCACCGTTGGAGCAGGAGGTGCAGCACCAAGTCCGCTACATACTGGTGGTAGAGGTAGCAACGGTCAAAATTCCGTGTTTATGTCAATTCAAGCTCTTGGCGGCGGTGCTGGAGGTGGGGTTGATTATCAATCGGGTTCGGTCACAGAAGAGGCCAACTCCGGAGGATCCGGTGGTGGCGCTTATTCAATTGGCACTGTGGGTGGAGCGCAACAAGGTGCTGGTGGATATAACTCATATCGATTCGGCAATGCGGGCGGATTAGGATCACAAGCCCAAAACAGCAATTATGTAGGCGGCGGCGGTGGTGGCGCTGGTGCTTCTGGTGGCGCGGGCGTCGGCGCACAGATGAGTCAACGCGGACCTGGTGGTGATGGTGGTATCGGCAGACAAGTTGCTATTACTGGAACTCAAGTCTATTATGGCGGTGGCGGTGGCGGTGGAGCATACTGTACCTCAGTCGGCGGCGGGTTAGGAGGCCTAGGAGGCGGTGGCCGTGGAGCAAATTCTGGTGATGCACAATCTGGTGAAGCAGGTCAAGCTAACACCGGCGGAGGCGGTGGAGGAGGTGATGAAACTTGTGGTAGTGTTTCGGTTGCTGGTGGTAAATTCGGCGGTTCAGGTGTTGTAATCGTTGCTATTCAACAACAACAAGGATCTTTAACTCAAATTCAAGCTCAGTTGCAATACTCATCAAGCACATCTCAAAGAAGTGGATATACGGTTTATACATTTACAGGTGGTAGTGGAACCGTTACAGTATAATAAATAAAGGAATATAATGGAACATTTTAGTGTTGAACAGGGTACACCTGATATATCATATTTAAAATTAACTTTAGATCATGAATTAGTTAAAAGTCGCGTATCTGCAAGTTATTGTAAACAAGTAATTAAGGATTGTGAAAAATATCTTAAAGATGAATTAAGCCAAAAAGGAGAAGATGTAAAAAATCTAACTGGAGCATACAAATCAAAAACATGGATGCTTCATATGGAAAAATGGTTTGAATCACATCGCGATGTAATGTTACAAACAATTGCAAAATGTTTTAAGGCTAAAATTGCTGCTGATGATCATTTTAATATTTCACTAATTGATTCTTGGTATGCAAAATACACTGATGATTCAATTGTTGCTCCACATATTCATAGTTCAACGTTATGTAGATATGCATTTTGTTGGTATTTAGATAGTGAACCTGATGGTACTATATTACATTTCACTGAAAGAGATAAAAATTTTCCATTTAGATTTTTTCCTGGTGATTTGGTTATATTTCCTGGTAGTCTAATGCATTGGTCAAATGATACAAGTAAGAATAGAAAAATTATTTCTGGTAATTTTATCCTTACTGTAGAACCACTTCAGGTTATAGAGTCTCGTAAAAATTTAAATGAGTAAAAATATAGTTTACTTTTACTGCATTTTGTGATATAATATATAATTATGTTTGGAGTTATATGATGATTGATTTGAAATCTATCCACGAAATGTGGGCAAAAGACTGCGTTATTGATTCGAATGAACTCGATAAATCTTCTCGAGAACAACCAATCTTACATGCAAAATACCTCGAGCTTCTTTCAACGTATAAACTACATATGAAGCGTGCTGAGTTCCAGCAGAAAACCCTATTAAAACAGAAATGGCTATACTATAATGGTAAGATGGATCATGAAACCTTACAGGAACTTGGTTGGGAAGCTGATCCTTTTAACGGTCTTAAAATACTTAAAGGTGAGTTGGATTATTATTATGATAGCGATCCTGAAATTCAGAAATCTGAAGAGAAAATACAATATTATAAGACTGTTATAGATACTTTAACAGACATTATAAACAATATTAATTGGCGACATCAAACGATCTCAAACATAATTAAATGGAAACAATTCGAGTCAGGAAACTAAATCACGCTAATCTACACATTCAATGTGACAGTGGCACTGCACAAGAACTGAATGAGTTTTTTTCGTTCTATGTTCCTGGATATAAGTACATGCCTGCATTTCGTAATCGAATGTGGGATGGAAAGATTCGATTGTTTACAGTTATGTCAGGTGAATTACCCGCAGGACTTTATCCGCATCTTCTACAATTTGCAGAACAAAGAGACTATCTTATTGAGGTAGATGATTCTCCGTATGGTCGTGTAGATGACTATAATAAAGTAGATGTGAAAGAACTCTATAATTTTATCTCAGATCTCGGTATGCCATATATTATTCGGGATTATCAGTTTGATGCAGTATCGACTGGTATTCATCGAAAACGCGGTGTTCTGCTATCTCCCACGGGATCTGGTAAATCTCTTATCATCTATGCTCTGACTCGTTGGTATCTCGATAACTGTGATAAGATGGTACTCGTGATTGTACCAACTACATCTCTCGTAGAACAGATGTATGGCGATTTTAAAGATTATGGATATGATGTAGAGAATGAAGTACATCGTATCTATTCCGGTAAGGATAAGAATACTCCAAAGAGAGTAGTAATTTCTACATGGCAGTCAATCTATAAACTACCAAGACAATGGTTTCATCATTTCGGTATGGTGATTGGCGATGAATGTCATGGATTTAAATCAAAATCATTGATGTCAATTATGAACAAAGCTTCCGAAGCTGAATACAGATTCGGAACAACAGGTACATTAGATGGAGCTCAAACACATGAACTCGTACTCCAAGGGTTATTCGGTAAAATATATCGCGTCACCACTACAAAAACATTACAAGACAACGATACACTTGCACAGTTACGGATTAAGAGAATTGTCTTACAGTACGATCAACAAGTACGTAAAGAATTTGGTAAAAGAACTTACCAAGAAGAAATAGACTTTATTGTAAGTAATGAATATAGAAATAAATTTATTCGTAACCTTGCATTAGATTTAACGGGTAACACTCTTATTCTCTATAATTATGTAGAAAAACATGGGAAGCCTATATTTGACCTTATAGATAGTAAGGTAGATGAAAACAGAAAGGTATTCTTTGTGTCAGGAGATGTAAGTGCTACAGATCGAGAAGCAATTCGTAGTATTGTAGAAAAACAAAAAGATGCTATTGTTGTTGCATCACTCGGTACATTTAGTACAGGAATAAATATTAAGAACCTACATAATATTATCTTTGCCTCACCTAGTAAGTCTCAGATTCGTGTATTGCAGAGTATAGGTAGAGGTTTAAGAAAATCAGATGATGGTAGTACTACTACACTCTACGATATATCTGATGATATTAGTTGGCAAAATAGAAAAAACTATTCATTACTGCATTCATTTGAAAGGCTTAAAATGTACCAAAAAGAACAATTCGAGTATAATACTGTGCAATTGGATATTAAGTCATGACTGGCGAATTTAAACAATTTAAACTTACAAATGGCGAAGAAATGATTTGCGAATTAGTTTCAGTAGATTCTGAAGGTGAATCGACTGCAGATGTTATTGTAAGAAGAGCAATGAAAATTGTAGTCACAGATGATATGGAAAATAATATTCGTTTTTATACATTAAAACCTTGGATGTCATTTATTGATGACACCCTTGACCTAGTTGCATTAAACTCAGTTCATATTGTTGGAGAAGCGACACCGTCATCAACAATTATGAGACATTATGCTGCGGCATTGGCTGATGTTGATAAATATAATAAAGTAAAAGATATTGGTCTTACTTTTCAAGAAATTGAAGAAAAAATGAAAGAACTTTCAGAAGAAGAGATGGATGCATTTTTACAACAAAAGTTTGATGAATTAGATTCTAATATGAAAAATAGTGGAAATGATTCGGGGGATACTAGTAACATTATAAAATTTACTCCGAAAGGGACAATGCATTGAGTTTTTTGGTACACCCTTTACCTCCTCAGCATGTATACGTTAGAAAAGAATATCTTTATGATCTAGAAGAAGGTCATGGCGAATACACTCCAGGAATTTGGATCTCAGTAAAATCAACTCAGTATAAGGCACTTTACTTTGAAACACTTCTCACTGAATACGGT